ACCGAGCAACCGCCCGCCGCTACCGCAAGGCGGTACGGGCGGCGCGCCCGCCGCCGGTGCGCCGAGCAATGTCGATGTGCCTAACCTCAGCGGCAACGGCGCTGTCGGCGAGACGCTCACCTGCACGATGGGCAACTGGCAAGGCGAGCCAACCGGGTATGCCTACGACTGGAGAAGCGACGGCACCGCTATCGGCGGCGCGAGCGGCAACACCTACGTCGTTGCGGCCGACGATGCGGGTAAGTCGATCACCTGTGTGGTGACGGCAACCAATGCCGCCGGCAGCGCGCAGGCGCCGCCATCTAATGCGGTGCAGGTTGCCGGCGAAGGCGGCGCTTCCCGGATGACCGGCGGCAGCAGCCGGGCGAGATAGCATGGCGCAACTGGTCGCGCGGGCTGCGGGGGCGCTCGCCAGTGTCTTCCGCCCGCGGGCCAAGCAGTTCGGGCCGCCCGGCTTCCCGCTAACGGTCGGTACTAGCGGCATCCCGAGGAACTGGCCGATCAACTGGTGGCAGCTCGGCTACGACCCGCTGCGCCCGAGCGGCTCGGCCGTCGTCTATGCCTGCCGCCAGGCTTACGCCCAGACCATCAGCATGTGCGCCGGCACGCACTGGCAAGCAGATGGCGATGGCGGCCGCGAGCGGGTGACGACATCGGCGCTGTCGCGGATACTGAAGCGACCGAACAGCTATCAGTCGCCGACCGATTTCTTCCTCTATCTGACCGACTGCCTCTATGGCGAGGGCTCGGCCTTCGGTCTGGCGATCCGCAATAACCGCTTCGAGATATCCGAAATTCACCTGATGACCCCGAGCCAGTGCTCGGTGAGCGTCGGCGCGAGCGGAGAGATTTACTACCAGCTTGCCGGCAATAAGATCGTCGAACGCTTGTTTGCCGATGACCGGCAGGCGTTGCAGCAAGTGCCGTCGCGCGACGTGCTGCATGTGCGGCTGCCAAACCCGCGCAACCCATTGCAAGGCTGCGCGCCCTTAGAGGCGGCGCTGCTCGAGATTGCGGTCAGTAACGCGCTGGTGGCGCAGGCGCTGGCCTATGCCGCCAACGAGGGGCGGCCATCTGGTGTGCTTCAAACGCCCGCCAGCTTCCACGACAAACCCGAAGCGGTCGACCGGCTGCGCGCCAAGTGGAACGAGCACACCCAAGGGATCAACGCCGGCGGCACGCCGATCTTGACCGATGGTCTCGTCTGGGCGCCCGCTGTTGTGACCAGCCGAGACGCGCAACTCGCGGAGAAATTACAGGTCAGCGATCAGCGCATCGCCACGGCTTACCGGGTGCCGCTGCCATTGCTGTCGTTGATGGCCGGCACCGGGCCGCAGGGCTCGACCGAGTCTCTCATGGGGTTCTGGGTGTCAACCGGGCTCGGCTTTGCGGCGAACTTGATCGAGGACGCATTCGGGCGGGTTTTCGGGCTCGGCGGTTGGCCCGACGATTATCTCGAGCTCGATCTCGAGGCGCTGCTGCGGGCCAATTTTCGCGATCGGATCGAGGGGCTGGCGAGGGGCGTGCAGGGCGGCATCTTCTCGCCCAACGAGGCGCGCGCCAAAGAGGATCTGCCGGCCATGCCGTTCGGCGACGAGCCGCGGGTGCAACAACAGGTCGTGCCGCTCAGTGCCTGGGACCAGGCGCCGCCGGCGACCCCGGCGCCGGACGCGCCGCCGGCGGCGCCGCCCGCCGGCGCGGATGGGAGTGGCGATGCAGCAGCAGGAGACGCAGCAAAGGCCGTCGCCGCTTTCCGCAGACGCGCAGCGAATGACAGCACTCTCGCCGCTTGAGGCGCTGGCCGACGAGCTCGGCGCCTTCGCCGCTCGGGTCGAGCGCGAAATCAGCCTGTCGCTGTCGACGGCGCTGGCCGAACTGCGCGCCAGCCGCGCCGAGATCGAGCTAAAGGTCGAGCGGGCGGTTGCCGAGCGGCTCGCCGCCCTGCAGGACGGCCAACCGGGGCCTCCTGGGCCGCCGGGAAATAGCGGTGAGCCGGGAGAGGCTATTCCTGGGCCGGCAGGCGAACCGGGGCCTCCTGGGCCGCCAGGCGAGCCCGGAGAACCGGGGCCTCCTGGCGAGCCGGCGCCGCCACCGGAACCGGGCCCACCCGGACCGCCCGGCGAACCCGGCCCATCGGGGCCGCCCGGACCGACCGGCAAGTTCATCCCGCCGAAAGAATGGCGGCCGGGCATCCACTACGACAGCTCGCTCGTCACCCATAAGGGTTCGACCTATTGCGCCGCGCGCGACACCGCCGAGCAGCCGCCGCATGACGACTGGATCATCGTCGCGGCCTGCGGCGAGGCGCCTTATGTCGGCGAGGTTTGCGGGCTGTACGATCCCCTGCGGCAATACCGGAAATACGACCTCGTGACCTTCCGCGACTCCGAGTGGCGGGCACGCTGCGATGACCCAGGCGAATTGCCGGGCGATGGCTGGGCTATCTCCGCGCGGGCCGGCAGCCGCGGCAAGCCTGGCGAGAAGGGCGACCGCGGGGCTCCGGGCACACCGGCGCCGACCATCGCCCGCTGGGAGACCAGGGACTACCGCGCCGTGCCGGTGATGTCGGACGGCAGCGTCGGGCCGCCGCTCGATCTGCGCGAGTTTTTCGAGCTCTACCACGCCGAGCGCGCCGCCTGATGCCGACGAATGTCCGCTACAGCATCACGCGGGTGATCACGCCGGCCGACAGCCTGGCGCTGGTGAGCCTCGACGACGCGAAAGTGGTGCTCGGCATCGACCCTGCCGACACCTCGAAGGACGCGATGCTGACTCAGCAGATCGACGCGGTGTCGGCGGCGGTCAACAACTACTGCAACCGGGTCTTTGCGGTGCAGACCTATCAGGATCAATTCCGCTACGTCTATAACTGGCTGTATTCGGGCGAGCCGCTGCGCACCCGCCAGTTTCCGATTGTGGTGGACGATAGCGGCGTGCCGCTGGTGACGGTGAGCGAGGACGGCGCCGCGGTCGATGTGGCGGCGTGGGACGTCTACCCGGAGGAGGGCGCGCTCTATCGCCTCGATGGCACCAGCGTCGCCGGCTGGATGGGCACGACGATCCTCGTCGACTACACCGCCGGCTACGACCCGATCCCGGCCGACGTGCAGGGCGCCGCACTCGAATGGCTGACGGCGCGGTGGTTCGCAGTCGGCCGCGACCCGGCCTTGCGGTCGGAGACGGTCCCCGACTTGATCAGTCAGGTTTATGCGGGCGACGCCGGTGCCGGCACCAGCGGCGGCGCCATCCCGCCCGGCGCTCGCGACATGCTGGCGCCATACAAAATCTGGTCGGTATGACGCCGCAAGTGCTCGTGGCGCGGCTCGATGCCGCGATCGCCGGCTACGGGCAGACGGTGACGTTGCAGCGCACCGCGGTGGATGCCGCAGGCGATGTCACGGTTGCCGACGAGGCGACGTGCCCGGCCGCGGTGCGCAATTTCGGGCCGCAGGATTTGGAAGCTGGCGGCGTGCAGGAGATCCGTGTCGTCATCAGCCCGACATCGCTTGCCAGCTTCGGCCTGCCATCACGCGACGACCGCATCCTGATCGACGGCAATCCGGCTAACATCACGCAGATCGCACCGCTGAGCTATGGCGGCACGCTGGTGCGAGTGAACCTGCTCTGTCGTGGCTGACACGCGCGAGGTGCTGCTCGCCCGGCTGGTGACGGTGTGCGGGGCGGTCGAAGGCGTGCGGGCGGTTGCCCGCAACACGCTCGACGTGGCGGCGCTGGCGAGGCCGAGCGTGATCATTCAGGACGGGCTTGAGCAGATGCGCGACCTGGCGAATGGCGCGCGGTACAGCGAAGTCGGCCGCATGGAATTATCGCCGGCCGTCACCGTGTTCGTGCGGGCCGGCAGCGGCATCGACCCCGGCGGGCTGATGTCGCTCTATCGCAGCCGCGTGGTGCTAGCGATCCTGACGGACGCCGAGCTTATCGCGGCGACTGGCCGCAACGGCGGCATCCGCTACGAGGGCTGCGTCGCGATGGCGCCGGATGCGGAGGCGAAAGAGCACCGCCTCGATCTTAATTTCGTCTTTGCCTACGCCTGGAAGCTGGACGATCTGGCGGGGTGACCGGCGGCATCGACTGGCGCATCGAGGAGAACGACGCCGGCCGCATCCTGGCGCGGCTCGACCAGTTCCCCGAAGCGCTGCGGGCGCGGCTGACCGAGGTCATCACCCAACTGACGCACGAGTTGCTGGCGAAGGTCGAGGCTGCCGAGCCGAACCTATTGCGCCCGCACACCCACGCCTATGTGGACACCGGCATCAGCAAGAGGGATGGCGGGCACTGGATACGCGGCCGGGTGCGAGTGCTGCGTGATGAAGGAACGGGGATTAACTACGGCAAGATTGCCGGCGCGCTCGAGTATGGCGGGCCGGGTAAGGAACGCCTCGGCAAGAAGGTGAAAGTCGCGGCGCACAACCGCTCGATCCGCGGCAAGACGGTGAAGATCGGCAAGTACACGCGGCGGCAGCCGCGGCTCAAAGCGCTGCGCTTCCTGCGCGGGCCGGCGCTGATCCAGTTGCCACGTGCCCGCGCTCTGCTCGCCGCCGCCATCGGCGAAGCGCTGCAAGGCAACAAGCCAACATAAGGAGCCAACCAATGTCTGTCACACCCGGCGGGTTCAACATTTTCGCCAAGAGCGAAATCATCGGCAAAGTTAAGTTTGAAGGCGCCAACGATATCGGGCCGCAACTCATCGTGGAATTGAACAAGGTGATGTTTCGGCCGGCTGCGGCTGTTGGGCTTATTCAAGACGAGTGGGGGCAACTACAGATTACCGGGGAAGTGCTGGTGGACGATACCGGCGTGTTCGGCACGGTGACGCATCCCGACACGGCCGCGGTGAGCCCGCTGGTCGATATGTACTATATCGGCAAGGGCGTGGTGAGCATTCAGCTCGAGGGCGACATTGCCTACCGCGACATCGGCAACGTGCCGACTTTCGAGTTCACGCCGGATATCACGACACTGGCGCATTTCTCGTCGCGGTATGGCGTGCGCGCGAAGGATCTTGAAGTCGTGACGGAAAAGAATGCGTCGCTGAATATCGTGATGGATGAGTTCACCTACGACAACCTGATGCTGACCTTGATGGGCGAGGCGACGACACCGTAATGGTTTCGCTGGTCGATATCGTACCGCAGACCCGGCCGGTGGCGCTCTCCATCGGCACCGTGGAGTTGCGCGGGCTCGGGCTGCGGCACATCGCCGACTTGCTGGTGCGCTTCCCGGAGCTTCGCAAGCTGTGGGCCGGCGGCGCGCCCGCGCTCGATGTCGACACATTGATCGAGGCGGCGCCGGATGCGGTCGGCGCCATCATCGCGATTGCCGCCAGCCAGCCGGAAGCGGCCGAAACCATCGGCGACGCGTTGTCGATTGACGATGCCGCCGAGTGCCTCATCGCCATACGCGAGCTCACGATGCCGGGAGGTGTCGACCCTTTCGTCGAAAAGCTCGCGCGCCTGCTCGGCGCCGACGCGCTCCCCTCTGGCAAGGAA